CGGTGAAGACATTCTTAACGTACAGCAAGCTGTACAGTTCGTGCTTCAGACTGCTGGCCCAGATCAGGCCAAGATTGGATTTAAGCTAGAAGACTTTGGTACATGGGTTGCCGATAAGACTGGTATGCCTGCCGAGCTAGTACGCAGTCAAGCTGAGAAGGAAGCTGTAATTCAAGCTGGCGCTCAAGCTGCACAACAAGGAATGGATACTACAGGCCAACCACCTGTTGACCAAGGACAAACCGCTCTATGAGTTGGGATACAATTAATCAAGCGACCACTAATGCAGAAGATGCAAAGGTGGTCAATGCAGAGAAAAGACAAGCCGCTGCTGAATTGGCTCAAGCGTACAATCAGTGCTTCTCAGGTGACATCGGGAAGCGTGTACTTGAGGACATGACGCGGAGGTTTATCTTCAACAATGACACCCCCTTTGGTGCCTCCAACGTTGATTACGAGGCTGCTTACCATAACGGTGAGTCGGGGGTTGTTAAATTTATTATCAACCAAATGCAACAAGCAGAAATACTCTAGGAATAATACTATGACCGAAGAATCACAGATCGCAGAAGAAGAAACAGGCGGCACTCTGTTGGATGCAACAACACCAGAACTGAGTGAAGGTGAATACTTTTTATCTGATGGTATCAAGGGGACAGGTGATGCGCCCGAATGGTACAAAGGCGACAAGTATAAGTCTGTCGCAGAGCAAGCCAAAGCCTATACTGAACTAGAAAAGAAGTTCGGCGGATTTACTGGCGCTCCCAAAGATGGCTATGCAGGCCCAGAAGGAGTTGAGTCTGATGATGCCTTACTGCAAGAGTTGACTGAGTTTGCCACCAAGACCAACATGAGCCAAGAAGCATTTGGTGAAGCATGGGAACTGTTGACAGCCCAGAGTGAAGCGGTAGAAGCTGTAAGCCAAGAGCAAGAGATTGCTGCCCTTGGAAGTAATGCTGAAGAGCGAATCAAGAATGTTGAAGGCTACCTAAAGAACAACCTGGACGCTGACGACTATGAGACTGTTCGTGATCTCGTTACTGATGCCAAGTCGATCCAACTGATAGAGTACATGGTTCGTGCAACTGCACCTACCAAGCTACCCATTGATGGGGGAGAGCATCCCACCGGCATGACATGGTCTGACATCGAGGCAGAGATGTTCAAGAAGAATGACAATGGACAATTACTACGTAGCATTGATGCTAGTCACGAAGCCAAAATCCAAAAGATGATGCAGGAATTTGGTGGAGATAGGGTGCATACTCGCACTTTTGGTTGATTTCTCAGGGGTAAAAGGTGTATAATCGACACACTGGATACCCCTTTCTCCAAGGCCCGGTAAATTTAGGTTGAAGCTGACCAATTTACTGGGTACTCAGCAAAAACCTTGAAAAACTTTTATATTATTTATTACTCTTTTTCGAGGAAATCATTATGAGTAAAGTATTATCATCTGTTGCGGTAACGGAGTTTGACAGTCTTGTTAAACACGCTTACCAAAACGCTGGCCTCCTGCGAGGCGCTGTAACTGTACGTAACAACGTAGTAGGTGACACCTACAAATTCCGTAACATGGGTAAGGGTCTTGCCAACCAGAAGTCTACTTCTGACCTGGTAACTCCTATGGATGTATCTCACAGCTTTGCTACTGCAACTCTGTCTAACTGGAACGCTCCAGAGTACACCGACATGTTTGACGCTGCCACTGTAAACTTTGACGAGAAGCAGGAACTTGCAAGCACTATCGCACAGTCTCTGGGTCGTCGTTGCGACCAGCTCATCATCGACGCTATGGACGCAGAAACTACTTACGCTGGCACTGTAGTTGAAGGCGGCACTAACCTGACTACTGAGAAAGTAATCGAAGCTCAGGTTGCTCTCCGCGCTCAAGGCGTACCTAACTCTAACCTGTACGCTGCTATCAATGCTAAGGGTCTGGGCGGTCTGCTGAACCAGGAAGAGATCACCTCTTCTGACTACAACAATGTTAAAGCTCTGGTCAACGGTGACGTTGATACTTTCGGCGGCTTCAAGTTCATCACTATTGAAGATCGCGTTGAGGGTGGCCTGACTGTTGCTGCTGACATCGTTGATTCATACTTCTTCTCGCAGGACGCTGTTGGTCTTGCTATCGGTATCGACATGAAGACTGACATAGATTGGATTGCTGATCGTACTTCTTGGTTGTGTAACGGTATGTTGAAGGCTGGTGCTGTATCACGCGATGGCTTAGGCATCGTTAAAGTTCAATACGACCAAACTGCATAAGGGGAAATAATCATGGCTTTTTCAAGAGATGGCTTATGCCGAATCGGTGGTTCTGGTGTTGGTGGTGCTACTTGGCAGTACTCAACTAATGACGCTACTTCTGCTGTTGTAGCTGATACCAACTACTTCGCTGACGCTAAGGATGAGCTGGATGCTGGTGACGTACTTCTCGTTATCGGTACTACTGGTTCTACTCCTACTGGACGTATTTCATACGTTGAGTCAAATGACGGTACTACTGTTGTTTGTGCTGCTGGTGTTGTAATCACTGCGTAAAACTGAATGGGGGCTTCGGCCCCCTTTCTTTCCCAAATAAAGGTTTCCTATGACAGTAGTTACAAGCAGTAAGCTATCGTTAATTAACAATGCTCTCATTCTAATTGGCGATGTGCCACTGACATCTCTGACTAGCGGAACTCGCGCTCAGGTTGTAGCCACTAGCCTTTATGACAATATTGTTCAGAGTGAACTCAGCAAGCATCGCTGGGGTTTTGCTCGTAAGAAAGCAGAGCTTAGTAAAGACGTAGCTGCTCCTGTAGGTAACGAGTGGCAGACTACATACACTCTTCCTGCCGACATGCAGGTTCTAATCAAGCTCAACCCAAGTATTCCATACCAGATTCTAGGCGATAAAGTTTACTGCAACTATAGCGGTACACTCTATTGCGATTACATATACAGCCCTTCCGAGGGTGAATTTCCTGCATACTTCTCTAAGATGATTGAGTATGCCTTGGCTATGGACTTTGCTCCATCCATTCGTGACAGTGCCTCCTCTATGCAGATACTGGCTAATCAATATCTGAATGCTAGTCGCATGGCTCGATACACTGATTCACAGCAACATCCACAGACACCTATCCAGGATCGCCCATTTATTGATGTGAGGTACTAATGCCTAAGTCACAATTTCAGCAAACCAGCTTTGCGAGTGGTGAGCTGTCACCATTACTTAAAGGCCGTACCGATCTTGAGCAATACTACAAGGGCGCACAACAGGCCGAGGGTGTTGTTATCGTACCCCAAGGTGGTGTTAAGCGTAGACCTGGACTAGAGCATATCGCTGAGGTATTGAATCCTCTCGTTCGCCAGACTGATGTTAATCCAACTACACCAGATGCTGCTGCCGGTCAGGGCGCTTTGATGAATGATGGCAAGCCTGATTTTGGCGGTGTAACTAATTACAGTGTGTCTGCATCACCCTATGTGGTTGCTCAATATGACTTTGCTTCTTACGTTCCTAAATTTATTTCCATTGAAGGAGCCTTTATACGCAAGCGAGTCACCACTGCTACCGACATATCCAAAGAGCTGTATCTAAAGTATTCTAGTGATGGCACAAGCTGGACTCTATTTAAGACTATCCCTGTATCAAGTGCTGCCGATGTTGGGGGTATTAGTAAGCGTTATGACGTTACTGGTATCTCGGATGCTAACAATCGTTACTGGAGAATAGAAACAAATCTGGGTAATGAGGCCGACTACGCAATATACATTGGCGAGTTTAATGCCCATAGACCAGTTGGGCCTAGCGTAACGCCAAAGGTATTTGAGTGGCAGTATGCTCCAGACCATAACTTTGTGTGTGTCTTAACGCAATACAACATGCGTATTTACCGTACACCGCACCTAGGAGTCAACACAACAGAATATGTTGCAGACATTCCCATGCCGTACACTGGTGCTTATGGTAGCCCCACAGCCACCATATCTACCGTTAGGGTTGCACAAACAGAAAACGTAATGCTCTTGTTCCAGGAAGACACTATCCCATACAAGATCGTGTTTAGTGGCACTGATGGAGTAGATGCCTTCTCCAGCAACTACCAGAACTTTATTAACAATCCTCAGTATGACTACAACGATGACCAAAGCCCTATCCCTGTGTCTGCTGTTCAGACTCTTACATTTAGTGGCTTCCATATTGGTCAGTTGTACCAGATAAACGTCAACGGTGTCTTGAGCAAAGACATTGTGTATGCAGGCAATACCGCTGGAGATGAAGCAGCCGCAACTGAAGAAAACCTTAGAAGGGGATTGCAAGATATGCCCGTCTTTGGCTTCACTGGCATAAGCGTTGAAAAGACAAACTCACATGATTTTACTATTACTATGGCTGGCGAGTCTGCAAACAGCTATGGCCTATTTAGCGGATTCGCTACAAGCGGAGACACCAACGACACTATTGGTTTTAGCTTAGATACTACAGGAACTGCAAGGTCTGAGAATGTATGGAGCAATGCCAGGGGTTGGCCCAAGATGGGTGTACTTCACCAGGGTCGCCTATGGATTGGCGGAACTAAGTCTAAACCGCAGACCATTATTGCTAGTCGGTCTGGATCATTCTTTGACTTCTTCTCTGAGCAGGGTGAGGATGACGAGGGTATCTTTATTACCATTGACTCTCGTGAGCAGACTAACATTATTGACATTAACCCGGATCGTGGGTTGCAGGTCTTCTGCTCTGGTGCAGAGTTCTTAGTTAAGGGAATCACGCCCTCCACTATTGAAGTCATTGCCCAAACACAGCATGGCTCATATGACTTGGAAGTACAGTCTATTGACGGTGCTACCCTTTTCATGGACAGGAATGGCAACACGCTGCGTCAGTATCTGTTTAGCTTCAATGAGGATGCCTATACATCTAACGATATATCTGTGCTGTCTTCACAGTTAGTGAGCAACCCAAAGGACATGGCAATATTGAAGGGAACCACTACCGAGGACTCCAACTGGCTATTCATTATCAACCAGGATGGCAATGCTGGTGTATTGAACACTATGCGTAACCAAGACATAAATGGATTTACGCGCTGGACTACGGCTAACCCATCAGGAGTAACCAACTTTCTAAACTCATGCTGCACAGTTGAAGATGAGCTGTACGTCATAACAGGTAGAAGCATTGGCGGATCAGGTGGATTCCATGTTTTGGAGCGTTGGAACTTTGACCGACTGCTTGATGCAAGCGTTAA